CTCTCATCTTCCATCGCATGACATCAGAGTATTTGTCATTATCAATATATCGTTTCATTTTTACTCCTTATCAATCAACTATACTTATAGTATACACTATTAAACGCATATGTCAATACTTTTTTCGAAAATAATAATAGTAAATTTTTATGATAATCATAAGAAAAAACAATGATTTCTGTGAAAATAACGCTTGACTTTTTCCAAATATATGATATACTATAAGTATAAAGATTGAGAGAGGTATTAAATATGTTTATGAATCCAGAGTTATTAAATGTTAGAGACGACTGTTTCGAATTGCTTGATGATGTTCGAGAAAGTGGTCTTGTCAATATGATGGAAGGTCCAAGACTTCTTCGAGAGAGTTTTGGTTTTGATAGGTTAGATGCTTGGGAGATGTTCAACGCTTGGGTTGAGACCAAGAATAACCCCACAACAAACGAGGGTAAATAGTTAAAATAATGCTTGACTTTCGTTTCAACTTCCTATATAATGTAAGTATAAAGATTGAGAGAGATATATTATGAACAAAGACCTACTTGCTAAATTACTTGCCACTGAAGACCTTACGGTCGTTCATGCTAACGCAAAGACCGCTTCGTTCAATGTTAAAGACCGAGTCTTGACATTACCGATGTGGAAAGAAATGACTGATGATACTTATGACCACTTGACTGGTCACGAGGTTGGTCATGCTTTATATACACCTGCTGATGGTTGGGCAGAGTGTGTTAAAAATAAATCTAAAGGTTTTACCTCTTTTGTCAATGTGACTGAAGATGCTCGAATCGAAAAACTAATTCAGAGAAAGTATCCAGGACTTCGTCGTCCTTTCATTGCTTCATATAAGAAGATGTTGAAAGACGGTATGTTCGGTGCTACTATCGACGAAATCAACGAAATGAAATTGATTGACCGTTTGAATGTTTACTTCAAAGCAGGTTCTACGGTCGGTATTGAGTTTGCTGATGAAGAACTTGTCTTCATTAAAGAAATGGAAAGTCTCGAAACTTTCGAAGATGCTGTTGCTCTTGCTGAGAAACTTTACACTAAAGCAAAAGAAGAGGCAGAGAACGAAGAACTCGAAACTGAGTTTGATGCGGTTGCTGGAGACTCAGACGGTGATGATGAGTTTGACTTCAATGAAGAAGGTGGTTCTGAAAAGATTGAAGGTGAAGGTAGTGATTCTGGTGCGGGTGATGAAGAAGATGAAGACGGTGAGTATGAAGACATCGAAGGTTTAGATGGTTTCAACACTGGTGGTTCTGCCGAGTCTAAAGACCCTTCATCATTGACTGACAGTGCTTACTACGATGCTCTTGAGTCTGAGTTTGGTGACGAATCCAATAAAGAGATTAAAAATATTATGTTACACTCTTCTAAGAATGTTAAAGACTTAGTTGTTCCTTACAGAACAATTCTCGAAGACTTTGCTGAGTATTATATGAGTGACAAGGTTTACTACTATAGTCAAGATGTCTCTCTAGATGCTAGGTCTGAAAGACTTTACAGAGAGTTCCTAACCAATAACAAAAAGTCTATCAATTACCTTGTCAAAGAATTTGAAATGAAAAAGTCTGCTAAAGAGTATGCTCGTCGTTCTCTTTCAAAGACTGGTGTGATTGACTCGGTTAAAATGAACAACTACTTATTCGAAGATGATATTTTCAAAAAGACTACGATTGTTCCAGAAGGTAAGAATCACGGTATGATTATGTATCTCGACTGGTCTGGTTCAATGTGGATGTATATGAAAGACACAATGACTCAGTTGCTTAACCTTGTTCACTTCTGTCGACAAGTTAACATTCCTTTCCGTGTCTATGCCTTCACTGATGGTTACACACTTTCAGAAGGTGATGTCGGAAAGATGAATGCCAAAGGTCTTGGTTATGAATCTGTTGGTGTTAATGAGACTTACTTCCACGACAATTTCAGATACTTAGAGTTATTCTCTAATGAAATGAGTAAGAAAGAGTTTGTTGGTATGGCAAGATTTATGGCTACCTTCGGTCAGAACACCGACCACTCTCCTCGTAAATACAGATTGTATGCGACTCCGATGGACACTGCGATTATTGGTGCTTCTGGTCTGTTCAATGAGTTCCAAAAGAAATACAGAAGAGATTCGGTTTCTACAATCATTCTTACTGATGGTGTCTCCCACCCACTTAAAGTTAAAACTGAAAGATGGGCAGGTGATGTGACTGACTATGAATTTAGAAACAGTGGAGTTACTACTTTCATCAATGACCCAGTTACTAAGAAAAAAGAGAAACTTTCAACTTACGGTCGTAACGAAGTCTATACTGAAATGTTCTTAAGATTCTACAAAGAGAGAACTGGTTCAGATGTGATTGGTTTCAGAATCCTTCCCACTAAACAATTGAAGAGAGAGTTGCGTTACTTAAACCTCTACGATAATGAAGTCAATGAGATTCGTAAAGACCTTAGGAAAAATAACTATGTGTCGATTCCAACTGAAGGTTATGACAAATACTTTGGTTTGAATTCAACACCAACCTCAAACGGTTCATTCGAGGTTGCCAACGATGCCACTATTGCTCAGTTGAGAACTGCTTTCAAGAAAGCAAGTGGTCAAAGGGTTTCTACTCGTGCCCTACTAAACGAGTTCGTTAAGGTGGTTGCGTGAGTAACCACACTACAAACGAGGGTTTTATTCTGAAAAAACTCTTGACTATCCCCCAAGTTATGTTATAATATGTATATAAAGTTGATTGAAAGGAGAAATGCCTATGACAAAAAATGATAAGATTAAATTTCTAGAAGATGCTCGTGCTAAGTTTGGTACGACGGTGACTCGTAAAGACATCGTTGCGTTTGCCAAAAGCAGGGGTGAGAAGTCGGGGTTCTTTATTGATGACCCTGCCAACAAAATAAAACGAGGTCTGTTTAAGATTCCTGGAGTTGAGTTTGTTACTGGTGCTAAGACTGTTGTTTCAGAACCAGTTGCTGCTGCTGATACTGTTGCGATGGCAGTAAAGGTTGATGACTTCAATGTCGAGTCTGACGGTTTCAAAGAGAATCTGATTCCAGAGGTTGACCCTCTGTTCGTTCCATTCGGTAACTTTACTACTGTTAAAAAGATTCTAGATTCTAAGATATTCTATCCAGTGTTTGTGACTGGTATGTCTGGTAACGGTAAGACCTTCAGTATTGAACAAGCATGTGCCAAGTCTAAACGAGAAGTGATTCGAGTTAACTTGACTGCTGAAACAGATGAAGATGACTTAATCGGTGGTTTCCGTCTTGTCAACGGTGAGACCAAATTCTTCAAAGGTCCAGTTGTGAAAGCAATGGAGATGGGTGCGGTTCTTCTACTTGACGAGATTGACCTTGCCAACCCTGCCAAGATTATGTGTCTACAGTCAATCCTTGAGGGTAAAGGTTATTTCATTAAGAAGACTGGTGAGTTTATTACTCCTTCGAAAGGCTTCACTTGTGTTGCTACTGCCAACACTAAAGGTAAAGGTTCTGATGATGGTCGTTTTATCGGGACTAACATTTTGAACGAGGCATTCCTTGAGAGATTCCCAATCACGGTTGAGCAAGAATATCCTACTGTTGCTACTGAGAAAAAGATTCTGGGTCGTGTGTTTGATTCGTTAGACATCAAAGATACTGAGTTTGTCGGGAAACTTGTTGACTGGGCAGATATCATTCGTAAGACTTTCTACGATGGTGGTGTTGACGAAATCATTTCTACTCGTCGTCTAGTCCACATTGCCAAAGCGTTCTCAATCTTTGGTGACCGTATGAAAGCCATTAACCTTTGTATTAATCGTTTCGACGATGAAACTAAGACTTCTTTCTCTGACCTTTACACTAAGGTCGATGCTGATGTCCTTGATGATGGGTCTGAGGTTCCAGAGGGAGTGACACGAGTTACTGAAGAAGACGAAGTTAACTTCTAATTTAGTCGGTATAAATAAAGGGTCGGATAAATTGACATTCGACCCTTTTTTGTATATAATATTTTTAAATGATTTGAATCTGGAGAAATTGAATGAACATTGAAATCCCAATGAGCGAACTCAAAAAGAAAAAGATTATGGTGGCAACCCCAATGTATGGTGGTAACTGTCACGGTATGTATTGTAAATCGACAGCAGACCTTGCGAAACTTGGTCAAGCATATGGGATGGATATTAAGATGTTCTATCTGTTCAATGAGTCACTAATCACAAGAGCAAGAAACTATTGCGTAGATGAGTTTATGCGTTCTGATTATACTCACTTAATGTTTATCGATTCTGATATTGGTTTTGACCCTAATGATGTAATTACACTTGCTGCTTTAATGGACCACGAAGACCCTAAAGGTAAACATATTATGTGTGGACCATATCCAAAGAAAACAATTGCCTGGGAAAAGATTGTAGCAGCCGTTGATAAAGGTTTCGCAGATGATAATCCAAACAACTTAGAAAACTATGTCGGTGATTATGTATTTAATCCAGCAGGTGGTCAGACAAGAGTATCACTTGATGAACCAGTTAAAGTATTAGAAGGTGGAACTGGTTTTATGATGGTAACCAAACATGCGTTCAATAAGTTTGATGAAGCATATCCAGATTACAAATATAAACCAGACCATGTGCGAACTAAACACTTTGATGGGTCTCGTTATATTACAATGTATTTCCAAGCACTGATTGATGAAGAGTCGGAAAGATATCTATCAGAAGATTATATGTTCTGTCAGTGGATGAGAAATATTGGTGAGGATGTATGGTTGTGTCCTTGGATGAAACTAATGCATACTGGTTCTTACACCTTTGGTGGTTCTTTGGTTGACCTTGCTCAGATTGGTGCGACGGCAACCGCAGACCCAGATTTAATTAAAAATATGAAAAAATAATATATGAGTAAATTTAAATATAATGAAGATAAGTTGGTAAAAGAGTTGTATGACTATATTGCCGCAACTTATGGTGAACATTACTCGATGAATAACATTCAGTCTACTGAGTTTATAATCGACGCAGGTCATGGAGTTGGGTTTACAATCGGTAACCTTATAAAGTATGCTCAACGATATGGGAAGAAGGGAACTACAAATGATGCCCGCAAGGATTTGTTAAAGGTTCTACATTATGGTATAATGGCATTACATGTCCACGATACAATTAACAGTGAGGTAAATAATAATGAAGATTAGTGAAAAGACCACTGAAGTTTTAAAGAACTTCGCAACTATCAACCCAAGCATTGCTTTCAAACAAGGTAATGTTGTTAGAACTGTTTCTGAACAGAAGAACATTCTTGCTCAAGCAATTGTTCCAGAAACATTCCCAAGAGACTTTGCTGTCTATGAACTAAATCAGTTTTTGGGTTTAGGTTCTCTATTTGATGATGCTGAGTATGACTTTGGTGATTCTAATGTTACAGTAAGTGAAGGTTCTACTAAGTCGAGATATACTTACACAGACCCAAGCATGGTAACTACACCACCAGAGAAAAACATTGAACTACCTTCAACAGAAGTAAGTTTTGATGTGACTAAAGAACAGATGATTAAAGTTATG